TACTAATACACAATTATCTAACGCAGAAGTTAGGACTGCTGTAGAGGCTGCTAGTGATTCTAATGTTTTCACTGATGCAGACCATACAAAGCTAAATGCTATAGAGGCTTCAGCAACTGCCGACCAGACTGGTGCAGAAATAAAAACTGCTTATGAAGCTCAATCAGATACTAATGCTTTCACTGACGCTGATCATACAAAGCTAGATGGCATTGCAACTAGTGCAAACAATTACTCACACCCTAATCACTCAGGAGATGTAACTTCGTCAGGAGATGGTGCTACAACTATAGCTAATGATGCAGTTACTACAGCTAAGATAGCTGACGATGCAGTTACAACAGACAAACTAGCTAACTCTATTAATACAGAAATAACAGCTAATACAGCTAAAGTTACTAACGCTACTCATACAGGTGAAGTAACAGGTAGTGGAGCATTAACTATTGCAGATAATGTTGTTGATGAAGCTAATCTAAAAGTAAGTAATGCACCTACTAATGGTTATTATTTACAAGCTCAATCAGGTAATACTGGTGGGTTAACTTGGGCTGAAGTTTCTGCTAGTGGTGGTGTTACATCTGATGCTCAAGGTAACACATCAGGTGGTACTAATGCAGGAGACAGTTTTACTGGAACGGATGCACTTGCAAATACACTATTTGGATATAATGCTGGTACGGCAATAACAAGTGGTGATTATAATTCTACTTTCGGTTATGACTCTGGTAAAGCAATCACAACTGGTAATCATAATACGATCATAGGTTACAACGGAGCTTACACCCTTACAGAAGGAACTAATAATACTGGTGTAGGTGCATGGGTTATGAACAATATGACAACTGGACACCATAACACAGGCGTTGGAAAAGGTTCGCTTAGTCAGCTAACTACTGCAATGGGTAATACCAATATTGGCTATGAGTCTGGTAAATGGATTACCACTGGTCAATATAATGCGGGTCTGGGGATGTCTTCATTACGTTATGTCAGTTCTGGAAGTAATAATACGGGTGTTGGACTTGAAGCTGGTGATGAATGTTCAACAGGAAGTGATAATACCTTCATTGGAGCAAATGCAGGAGCTAGTGGAACAAATGATTTAACTACTGGTTCAAATAATACTCTTATTGGACATGATGCTGCTGCTAGTGCAGCTACAGTTTCTAATGAAGTAACTATAGGTAATACAAATATAACCAAGTTTAGAGTTCCCGGACTTAACTTTGTAATCAAAGATAGTACTGCTACAGACAACTATGTTCTAACTGTTGATGCTAACGGTGAGGCTGGTTGGGAAGCTGCTGGTGGTGGTGGTAGTTCTTTAACAGTACAAGATGAAGGTTCTGCATTATCTTCAGCTGCTACTACATTAAACTTTGTAGGTGCTGGTGTTACTTCAACTGGTACAGGAGGAACAAAAACAATAACAATCCCTGGGGATAATACATCTGCAGGAGGATCTAACACACAACTTCAATATAATTCATCTGGAAACTTTGCTGGATCAGCTAACCTTACATTTGACGGTACAAATTTAACTTGTGCAGGTACTGTAAGTGCCGTATCTCCTGCTATAGGAACTGCAGGTTTAAGGAAAATCCATTCAGGTACAAGTGTTCCTAGTTCAGGTACTGGGGCTGTAGGTGATTTATACATTAAATATTAAGGAGAATAATTAAATGACAGTATTCTATATTGATCCTATAGGAGGGAACAATAGTAACAATGGTTTATCATTTGCTAATAGGAAAAAGCATTTTCAAAGTGGTGATATTAATTCTGTAGATCAATCTGGAGATGAAATAAGATTCATGAAGACACCAGATCCAGCAAGTTTAGGGAATGGTACTTGGACGGCAAGTACAGGTAAAGTAGCTAATAGTGGTTATTATGGTCGGATCCAGCAAACTGGTACATTTACAAAAGGTAATCCAACTGTTATAGATTTTACTGATGATCATAATTTAACAACAGGAGATCTAATAGAAATCAATATCACTTCAGCATTAACTAACAGTTATACAACAGGTGGTATAGCTGGTCTATATAAATGTACTGTAACAGACTCAAATAGTCTTACTATACCTGTTGATTCTACATCACATAGTTGGAATGATGATACTACTACAGCTGTTTGGTATAATCATGACCATGCTATGGTCAAATTAGCAGCTACTGATGTTGTTAAATCAGTAGCACATGGTAGTGATCAAGGTTATTACAGATGGGAACCAGCAACAAATATATCTCACTCTACAAGTAATCAGCCTTACATAGGCCGTGGCTCACTTGAGCATCCTAAAAGTATGCTGAATGTAAGTGGTGATTTTACAAGTGGTAAGATGGCGCATACAGCATTACCTTCTACTATGGATCTAAGTGCTTATGAACAGATCAGTTTCCAGTTTGCTTCTGAAAACAATAATATGAATAATCAGGGGAATAGTGGTCAACTTGCTGATGGTCTATATGAATTAAGATTATGTTCTGATAATAATGGTGATACTGCTGTACATACTATTCCTATAGTTGGAGGAGGTGGTAGAAATCAAAGATATTCTCTAATTCAAACAAAAGATTTTGGAACTGCTTTAAGTAATAATATTAATTCTGTAGCGTTATATGCAACTGCAGATATATCTGATGCTCACTATATTACTTGTAGAAATATTATAGCTTGTAAAGATTCTAGTAATGCTGATTCAATAACATTAGAAGCTACGGTAAGTAAATCTAATAGTGCAACAAATGCAGGAGAATGGTATCCTCTTGCTGGTATCTGGTTTGGACAGTATTTAGCTCTTGGTTATAAGACTAGTTATGGAATCGCTTGGACCTCCAGTCAGTTTGGATACATGGGTACAACTGAAACTGTTACTACATATTGGCGACATACGCCTTGTTTAAAAGGAGATCAAGTTACTCACTCATTTTATGGTAATGCTATAAATTTTGGCGGCAGTAATGCTAGTGATAATATGCCAGATGGTATAACTATATCTGGTGGATGGAATACTACAGATATGAGTACTAGAACTGGTATGAGTTTTTACCAAGGAAGTGCTTTATATCATCAAAACTTCTTGTATCAGTACTATCAAGGTTACTCAAAGCTAAAACACTTTGGAACTTTTGGTTTCTATCATCATGTTAATCAGTATACAGAAGCAAAAACTGATGTAGATAATTGTGTATGGTATATATCACAATATGGACTAGCAGATCATAATGGACTTAATCCTTGTACCATGACTAATTCTTGGTTTATGTACGATGGAAACCAATGGCAAGATGATTGGGGAGGCACAGGTACTAAAGCGACTAATTGTAAATTTATTGCTGCATCATATTTGAGTAAGAGTAGTAGTGGAAAACCTGAAATGACATTAGAAAATTGTGATATATTATCCTGTAGTTCTCATATATCTAACAATAATAATGGAGGTAATACTGACTTTATTAATTGTACATTTGATGATATGTACGGTAAGGCATTATCAGCTAATAGTCAACAAGGTACATCAGAATTAAATTTTATCGATTGTACTTTTGGTAATAGAATAAACTCTACCAATTGGCCTATAGATCAAAATGTCGATGATGAAGATGTAGGTAATTTAAAAAGAAAATGTACTTTTACTAATTATAATGATGTATCTGGTGATCATAGAACATATTGGCTTGGTGGAGCATTGTCTTCTGAAACTTCAGTAAGACATACTGCTTCAGGATTAGCTTGGAAGATAAGCCCTACAACTGCATATTTTGATGCAGATAAACCTTTATCATTTAATATAGCAGAAGTATTCTGTAATTCAGGTGCTGCAGTTACTGCAACTTTATGGGTTAGAAGAAGCAATACTGGAATAACAATTAAACTAGCAGCTACTGCAGCTAACAATGCTATATCTAGTGATGTAACAGACTCTGCTGCTGCTGCTGCTGATACTTGGGAACAGCTAAGTATCACTTTTACACCTACAAAAGCTCAACCAGCTAAAATAGATGTACTAGTATATGGAGGTACAACTTATAGTGCCTATATAGACGACTTTGGTATTACACAAGCTTAATATGACTTATTCAATAATAGAATCTTACGAACAAAGCCAAAATAATTGGATAACACGTATTCAATTAGATAGTTCTACTAGTCTCTTTATGAACTCTAAAACACGACCAACTCAAGAAGAAGTTGATACACAAGCTAAAGCTAGTTTAGATATGAAAGCTGATAAACTAGCACAAATCAACATAGAAAAAGAGGAGGAAAAAGAAAAAAATGTCACTCCCGACTAGTGCTGATTTATTCAGTTTAAATTATGCTAGACATGGTGCTCCTTATGTAGCTGGTTGGCCTAAAGATACTTTTACAGATAGTCTTGATACTGTATATAATGGTGCTCCATGGGTAAGATTTCAGCCATTTGGATCACTTACAGCTGATCCGACAAATGTTGTTTACATTAAAACAGCATCAGATACTTGGTCAACAGGTACAGTATACATTAAAACAGGTGCATCTACTTGGTCACAAGCATCTGATGTATACTTAAACACTGGAGCTGATTGGAACAGTTAAAAATACCTAGAGCTACACTACCCAGAGCTCTAGATATCCCCCAGCTGTACCTTAGACCACCTTCAGCTTATATACCATCCTATAAGCCTATGGTGATCCCTCCAAGTGATTTAGAAGCCCCAGAAGACGTAAAAGAAGAAAAGACAACAGAACAACCAGAAGCACCCTCATTAAGAATTCCTGTATTGGATATTAAAATGCCAATACCTGAAGCAGCTGTAGTAATTACAGCGGTTACTACAGCAGTAGTCGCTGTAGCTACAACTTCTGTAACTTCTTCTTTATTTGAACCAATTAAAAAGAAAGTTCAAAAACAACTACAAACTAAAGTTAACAAATGGAAGGAACAGCGGAAGAAAAGAAAGGACTCCTCGGAAAGCTAAAAGATGCTGCAGAGGATCAAGAACATCAAATCCAGATCCTTGGAACATTCGTCAGACTTGGCGTAGTTGTTTGGAGTGGATTTATTATTACATTAAATTATGTAGAAATACCTATGATCAAGAAAAGTCCAGGTGGGGATATCACATTTCCTGCCAGTGTCTTCACTGGAGCCCTAGCAACTTTCGGCTTGACCACTGGTAGTAACGGTAATAATAAAAAGGAAAAACCAAAGCAATGAAGAAATGGTTAATACTCTTATTGCTGGCATCACCCACGGTAGCAAGAGCAGAATTAGTAACCCCAAACTTCACCCAGGGGTCGATGAACAGTACAACAACAACAACTCAAGAGATCGTAGAAGATATAACTACGACAACCTATGGGTCTGCATTAAACAAATGGACTGGGGAAAACATAACCCATACATCAGCCTCATCAGGAGGTGTAGCCGACTCAGATTCAATATTCACCCTACACACAGCTGGAGATCCCTTCGAGCTAGAAATAATAACAAGAGCAGCCAGTCAGGTACTGTCAATAACAGAAATAGAAAGAGAAATCGACACTACTTCTACTACGGTATCCTTATCAGTCTTCTCTCAATAGGACCAGTTAGAGCTGAAGATGAAACAAACAACACAGCTAATCCTGTAGCAGCAGCGACAGGAAATGTTACAAATCAGGCGGTGCAATTCCAGAATAA